ACTGGGATATTTTAACAGTCCTCGTTGGCCCAAGCACGATCTCGAGATCATCAAGCAGAACATGCCTCTGCTAGCCAAGATCAAGGACGAAGAAAAGACTGATCGAGAGCTAAGCAGCATCATGCGCAGCAGGCATGGACAGAAGATTGTGCGCATGATGTGCGACATGGGTGCAGACAAGTATCTGGGAATAAATTGCGATTGATGTGGCTAACCCACACAATAAAGCATGAAAAAAGATCTAATCATAGGTTCGTTCACCAACTACAGCTGGGATAAGATCCAGTACTGGGTCAACAGCATAGACGCTTGCGGCTTCAAGGGCGACAAGGCCATGCTGGTTTACAATGCCGAACTGAGCACAGTTCAGAAGCTCAACGATCGAGGTTTCAAGATAATGGGATTTAGTCAGGATCCCGCCAACGGTAATCTCGTATACAATGGCCAGCTGATCATAGTCGTAGAACGCTTCCTGCATCTGCACAGCTTCCTTGATAATCTCATGAAGAGTGAGGACTATCGCTATGTGATTCACACGGATGTCAAGGATGTGGTATTCCAGCGCAATCCCAGCGAATGGTTGGATGCCAACATGGGCAATGCTAAGATACTAGCCAGCTGCGAGAGCCTGCAGTATCAGCACGAACCCTGGGGCAACGAAAACTTACAGAACAGCTTCCCTTGGGTGTACGATAAGATGAAGACCAATCCCATATGGAACTGCGGTGTTCAATGTGGCGTACCCAGCGTGATGAAAGATCTGTGGCTCAACATATATCTGCTTAGCGTAGGTAGCCAGCATGCTACCAAGGTTCACAATCCCGATCAAGCTGCTTACAATGTGTTGCTGGGACTAGAACCCTACAAGAGCATCACCAAGTTTACCATGAGCGAGGACGGTTGGGCATGCCAAGCTGGAACCAGTTATGATCCAACCAAGATGCATACCTTCAAACCGCACTTGCTTGAACCTCAACCAAAGTGGGATGGTGAGAATGCTACCACTAGCAGGGGGGCTAGGCATTACATACTTCATCAGTATGATCGCATCCCGGAGTGGAAACCCATAATTGAGGCCAAACATGCAGGTTAATTTACAAGAAGAATATCAGAAGGTTGACCAGATGCTGAGCAGTTTGGGCGTACCGCACTTCAACCCAGGTCGCAGCATCGTGACCAGCGTTTACGGTAAGGAGATTGCCAGCGGTTATGTTCTAATGCGTGAGCTAGCCTTACAAGAAATCAAGCTACCAATTGAAATATTCCATCGCAAAGGCGAGATAACACTCCAGCAAGCAGCCATACTGCGCAGCCCTGCACCTGATCAGATAACTGTGCGAGAGATACAGGGCAACGCCAAGGATTTCACTACTATCTATGGGACCAAAGCGGGTTGGAGCACCAAGATATATGCTCTATGGGAAAGCCAATACTCAGAGAACCTGTGGCTGGATGCAGATAGCTTTCCAATAAGAAATCCAGAATTCTTGTTTGATGACCAAGAATACTTGGACAAGGGTAGCTTGTTTTGGCGAGATGTTTTTAGCACTGACCGCGCTAATCGCTATCACGACGACGCGCCAATGTGGCGCATCTTCAACGTGAATCCAAACGACGGCGAACCTTTTGAAACAGGACAGCTGCTGTTCAACAAGGCACAATGCTGGGCTGAAATGAACTTGGTTAAACACTACGCTGACAACTGCGAGGTGTACTATCACTTTGGCGGAGATGCGGAAACATTCCGCATGGCGTGGCAACATCTAGATCTCAGAAATGGTCGACGGCCAAGCTACATCAACTACCAAGCTGACCCAATGGTGCCTTATGGATTCATGCCGTTTGGACCTTTCCACAAGGGCCACTCTAACCAATACAAGAAGTGGGGTGGCGGAACAGTGATGGTCCAGCGCGATCGCAATGGTCTAGAGCTGTTCAACCATCGCAACATGGAGAAGTTCTCGCTTGGTAATAATCCTGTATACACTGACATAACCAATGAGCTGCGCTACCATCAGCACATACAAGACCTGAGGCGTTTGATATGATAGATCAAGTTACTGCGGTGAGATTTCCTAGCGAATGGCAGATCAAGAGGCAGCCAGCACGGCCCAATATGCTACGCATTGACTACTGCGGCGGCATGAAGTTTGACGAAAACTTTGACTGGGACAACATCTGGTACGATTGTGTGCAGTTGAACGATACACAGACCATACTGATCGGTCCGCCGATCTACGAAGGCAAGCAATGGTTTGCTGCGAACGCAGGCTTCGCAGATCGGCATGGACGCGCACTGGACTATCAGTTTTATGATCTGGACAGGGTCAGCTATACGTTAGTGCATACCAAAGGCATAGACGAGTCACTCATCATGATCAGCAAGAAAGCTGATCCAGTGCACATCGAAGTCCATCACAATGATGGATATTTTAACGGCCACAAGACCATGGTAACCCTGCAGAAAGATAACCCAATACAATGGATTGAGCAGTGGATGGACTATCACTATCGTGTGCATGGTATAGATGGTTTCTTGATCTATGACAATACCAGCAGCAAGTACACGGTCAACGAACTCGAGAGCAAACTAAGCAGAGATTATCTAAAGCTGAAGATAGTACCGTGGCCTTATCCATATGGTCCGCAGGGCAGCGACAACGCACCCTGGGACAGCGACTACGGACAGTACTGCATGCTTGAACATGCCAAATATAGGTATCTCAGCCATGCGGCGTTGGTTTTGAACAATGACATAGACGAACTGATAGTAACCAAGGGTCCTTCTTTGGACAAGATCCAATCACAGTTAGAATCTGGGCCATATCACTGCCTAGCATACCAAGGACGTTGGATTGAACCTCACGATGTACCACGTAACAAAGGCGCATATGAAGTACCATTTGAATCAAGATTGTTCAGTGATTATTGCTGCACAGATGCCAATGACAAGCGAGGTATCGGACACAAGTGGATGTTGGTACCACAGAAAAACATCAACTATCAGTGGTTAGTTCATCGCATAGCCGGACCATATGGTGTGAGCGAGGATCTGTTCTACGGACATTATCTTGCTATGAACACCAATTGGAGCTGGGAACGCGACAAATACACTGGCAATGTCAAGGATCTAACACCTGATCCGTGGCTACATACAGCGCTGCAGAAGATTGAGGTATATAAATGAAAAAGCTTTTGGTAGTAACAGGCCCGCAGGGTTCTGGCAATCACATGTGGAGCAAGGTTCTAAGTGGTACTCCGGGTGTGCGAGGCTGGGAACAGTTGCAGAATGAATACTGGGTTGGACACGGTAACGAGCCGTTCGCACTGATATGGCAAGATCCCAAGCTGTTCCATGAGATAGACTGGGAACCAGGTAATTATGTTACCAGCATCAGCTGTCCAACTGTTCCAGTGGGAGGACCTACTGCTCCCAGCGTAGAACCACCCTATGGCGATTTCATGGCTAATGCTAAGCAAGCAGGATTTGACGTCAAGCTGGCAATCATAGGACGAGACAAGAACATCCTAGAATTCCAACAGAACAGATTGCGAGAAAACCATAGCACACCAAGATTCTTAAAACACATCGAAGTGCTGATGTCCTATGATCCTGTTTTCATCAGCACAGAATTACTGTATCTCTATCAAGACCACTATCTCAGACAACTGTCAAAGCTCTTGGATTTTCCAATCAACAATACCAATCTACCGGAGATACTTAAAGACAATACCAATCTCAAATATCTACACCCAGTAGAATCTTATTGGCTAGATGAACACTGTAGGACCAATTCTAGAAAAAACGGCGATCCAACTAACCCTTATGTGTATCAACCAAAAAAGAACTCCGGAGGAGAAACAAACACATGAAGAAATTGCTGTTCGTTGTACACAGATATGCTCCGTTCCCAGGTGGTAGCGAATACTATGTGCAGGCCATGGCGGAAGAAGCACTGAGCAGAGGACACCAAGTAGCTGTGTTTGCTGGTGAACACCAAGGTGATCACAATGGCGTGCATGTAACCAGCGATCCTCAGATACTTGGTCGGCCCTGGGATCTCATAGTAGTGCACGGCGGCGATGTTGGTTTACAGAACTTCGTGCTGACCAATGTGCTGAGAATACCAAGTCCCATGCTTTACATGCTGATACTGCCTAGCAACAGCGAAACATGCCTACATGCTCTCAGAGAATGTGCTTACCTTGGTTGGAGCACACCAGATGACATCAACCACATACGCAAGCATGGACAGAGCGATAAAGCTAAACGTGTGCGTCATGGTATCAAGCTGAACGAAAGCATAGGTAAACCAGGATTCAAAGACAAGCATGGTATAACCAAACGCATGTTTCTCAGCTGCGGTGGCTATTGGCCCAACAAGAAGATGCGAGAGCTTGCTGATGTGTTTACCAGAGCAGAGCTTGACGATGCAGTGCTAGTCACTACTGGTTATGACAATCGCATGGATCTAATGCCTGCAGCCAGCGATACAGTGATGCCATTGATGATAGATGACAAAGCAGAAGTGCTCAATGCTATTGCCGAAGCTGATTGCTACCTCATGCACAGCAACCAAGAAGGATTTGGTCTAGTAATATTAGAGAGCATGCTCAATGAAACGCCGTGGATATCTCGTCAGATCGCAGGTGCTGCTATGCTCAACAAGTTTGGTCAAACCTACCAAACAGATAGCCAATTGATCAACTTGCTCAAGAATTTTGACCCAGTAACCTATGATTTGTCAGCTGCTAAACAGCACATACTGGATAATCATACCATACGCAGCACAGTTGATGACATAGAAGCGATCATCACTTCTTCTTAACACGACCCAATGCTACAGCATCAGGAACCTTGATGTCCCTGATGTCTTTCTCGCCTGGTGTGACGATGCGTCCAACCTTTTGCTGCTGTGTTTTTTCAGCAGACTTGGCTGCTTTCCTAGCCACTGCTGGATCGATCTTGGTGGTCAAGCTGGCATCAGGTTCGTCAGTCATCTTAGCACCCTGACCTATCTTGAATCCCAAACGTCCTTTGATTTCGGTGGCACTGAAGAACTTACCACTGTAGAATTTTATGCTACCCTTGAACTGCGGAGGCCAAACCAAATCATAACCTTGGCATAACAGATCAGCTCCCTGTACTTTGGTCTTGAAGTACATCTGCACAATGTTTGAATGGTTCAAGATCTCTTTGATGACATCCGTGTAATCTTCATCATTGAGCTTGGTCGTGACCTGCCTAGCTATGGCAGCCAACGCATGTTTAGCAGGATCATACTGCGGATGATGAGTGTTAGCAGCATAATCGCTCATGTAATCTGCTATAGTTTCATCCGGTCTGTAGTCTCGCTTACCATTGTTGATGCTGCTCTTGATCTTGTTAGCCTGTGCATCTGTCACGATACCTTCCGTGGCAGCAACTTTGAGCAAGCCTTCCACAGCTCCAGAATCCATGATAGTGGTTATGACATCGTTAAACTTGCTAATCTTATCATCCTGCCAAAATGATGCTGGGAACTTGTCTCGATTTTTGGTAAGCGCATCATACAAGCCCTTCACGCTAGCAGCTGCGCCGCCAACCTTAGCTTTGGTGCTTATCAGTATTTCCGAGGTCTTTGTTATCACGGTGCTGTCAAACAGGGTTTCGCCTGTGTTTGTGTTGTATTCTATGCTACTGCTACTTAGGCTTTTGCCCCCGTTCATGACTTCTTCTATCTCTGGTAGCTGATCACTAGGTTCAAACTGACCTGTTATCAATGCTATAGGGCTGCCCCATTCGCCTAGATATTTGCTATGTAGATTAGCGTCTGCGGCCCCATCCTTGATCACATAACCGGTGCCATTACCACCAGCTAGAGCACGCAGATATTCCTGCATCTGATCAACTGCTTGATCGCCTGCTGTACCTCTGGCAGAATCCAGCAAAGATGCTACCTGAGTTGGTCGCACGCGCTGCTTTCCCTTGACGACTTCTGCGGGTTTTAACCCGCTGCGTTCGCTGAAACTTACCTTGCGATTCATCACATAACCACCATGACCTGGAATGACTCCAGGCGGTATGTTAGTGAGCTTTCCTTCTAGCTTGCCCAAGTCGCGAGTGAACAACACATAATGTTCAAAACCTCTGGGAGTTTCCATGTTCACTATGTAAGCTGATTTGGTCCCGCGATCTCGGCTGTTTATCTCATATACCTTACCAGACTTGCCTTGCTTCCAATCCTGATATGCGTCTGTGAAATCTTCATTGGAATCATACTGAGGTTGATCTTCTGGCAAAAGCGTGAGACCTTGGAAGGTGGCTATATCGTCGCGATCAGTAGGATCAACATATTCATCACCTGTGCGCCTAGCCACGAAACCGCGGCTCTCCACAAGTTGGCTAGCAGGAGCAAGATGCCAAATTCTCATAGCGAATCCATTGGTAGGTGCATGATGCCTTTGGCTGCAGATTCTCGAGCTTGTGCCAGCTTGGCATCTCTTTCAGGATCATCTTTCAGTGCTCGCAATATGCTCTTGGCTGAATTGAGATCGTCAGCAGTGGCATCAGGATTGAGCAGCACTTTGGCCACGGTGTCTCTGTCTCGAGCTACTTCAGTGTTGCCTTCTCTGGTCATGAGCTTGCCAGTGAAAGCATCAAACTTGAGACCCAGTGCCTTGCCTATGCTGTTCATCAATATGAATATGTCACTGCCCTTGAATTCTGGATCATCATACATGCCCCTAGGTCCATGTTGGTGATAGGGAGCCACGGTACCAACGTCGTCTATGACCATGTAATCTACCTGAGCAATACCGCCGTCAAATGGTATGCCAACATGCACGTTACGACCACTCATCTTGGCATCATAGCCTTTCTGCACTAGATATTCTTCCAGTGCTTTCTTGGCAGACTTTGCTGGATCTTTCTGGCTGATCGTCTTGAAGTATTTGACCAAATCACTGGTTTCTATCATGAGATCAATGTCGCCCGGAGGCACTTTCTTAAAACCTGCCGAGCCTATGTCCTTGGCTAGATTCACACGCAGTGCTGGTGGTAAGAGCTTTATCGCATCATCAACCACTGCTGACACTTGATCTAGTGGCACAGCAGATGCGTTTGGTATAGCGTTACCGCCTTCGGTTATTATCTCTCGCCAACGCATCAGTTACCTCAAAAATTAAATGTTTTCACAGGTTGTACTGCAGAAGCATGTTCTGCTTCTAACTCACTGTGTATTTGCTCAACATTTATAACACCATATACCCAGGCTTCTACCATTTCTTCTGTAACAGAATCAAAAGGCACAAAGGTTTCCAGATTCGGCGCTCCTAGTTGAACAGTATCGTTCTTCTTATAGGTAGTACCGTCGTCAGCATATAGCACGCACCACCAATGTATCTGGCTGATAGCATCCGTAAAAACTTCATCGCTGTAAACATCAGCTGGGCCTAATTGCCAATCGTATCTCATATCTAGCTCCTTGACGCAGCATATTTATGGTTATATGATGAGTGATGATAGTCGAGCATGCATACAGAAAACCCGGGATTGCTCCCGGGTTTTCCTTTCTAGTAGCTCTAATTTCTTAGAGGAACTTGAGATGTGCTGTGTTGATTGAAATACCAGCGAGGTAGTCAGCTGCGTTACCCAAGCTGCTTGCCGTGTTGGTAAGCTCTAGGTAGCCGTAACGTGACATGAAGCTGACCACTGGCTCGAAGGTATTCGGATCAATGATAACGCCTGAAGACGTTAGCGGAACGTATGGGCAGTAATAAGCTGCCGCATCAATTTCGCCTGGACCCTTATAACCAACGAGAACGTTGGTAGCATCGCTTGCGTACTGGTTGACGTAAACACGCATGCTGTTGTTCAAAGTACCAACGAACTTGGTGTTAGTTGGAGCTTCGAACGTGCCTTCTGTGGTACGTGCGAACGCAGAGGTCGTTGCAGACTGTAGGATGGTGAGAGCAGTTGGGCTCACAACAACCCAGTTGCCTGCGCCACGACGTGTGCGAGCAGCGATCAAGTTAGCAGCACGGTTGATGAGGATCGCAAGAGCTGCGTGCTCGTCACCAACGAATGTTGCTGTACCAGAAACTGCAGCCTGATCGTAGGTCAGTGTGGTACCAGCGAGAGCGAGCAAGGAGGTCAAGATCTCCTGATCGATTTCAGCCGTAATTTCCTGAGCCAGAGCAGCCATGATTTCTGCTTCGATATCGATGCCCTGCTGTGCCTGTGCATCCTGTGCAGCTTCAAAGGTCCAACGAGCTGATAGCTTGCGGGTCTTTGCTTCCACAACTTCCTTGAGGATCTGGATGTTCAAGCGCTTACCAGCAACGCCTTCGAGGACGCTAACTGGTGCAGCTGCTGGAGCAGTGCTGTTGCCGTTACCAGAGTAGAACGCAGCAATCTGGAATGGGCTAAGTGCTTCCGTGTTAGCTGCTACTGGATTTGGCGAACCAAATGTATCAGCATAACGAACGCGCAGCGTGTGGATCTGGCCAACTGGGCCAGTCATAGGCTGAACGCCGATGATTTCGTTCGCGATAACCGTAGGCATAACGCGACGAATTACTGGGAGGATAACCTTGTTGAGAGTAGCAACGTTACCTGCAGACGTGCTGCCTGGGGTTGCGCTTTCAAAAAGGATTCCGGACTTGCTTTGCAGGTCCTTCTTGGTGTTCTCAAGGACAACTTCCATGACCTTCTTGCGATTGCCGGTCAGACCTTCGCAGAGTGCGGTCTTGGTAGCCGACCAATGAG